AATAAATTAACAGGTGTTAAAGTATTAGGCATGGATTTAGGTGAAAATTTATCTAAAGGATTTGTTCCTGTTCAAAAAGCAGGAAAGGGTGTAAAGAAGTTTGCACAAGGGATGCAGAAATTATATATAGCAGAAGATGATATATTTAAAATATCTTCCTATCTTAAAGAATTAGATACTTTAAAAAAGGCAAATTCTTTTGGTCCTCTAAGAGCAAAACCAAAACATGCATACGATACAACTCACTATCTCAGACCTGTATCAGAATTAGAACAAGAGGCTGCTCGTATAGTAAAAAATACAATTCCTAACTATGATTTAGTTCCACAAGGTTTAAAGCAATTAAGAAAAATGCCTATCGGTAATTATTTTTCATTCCCTGCTGAGATGTTCAGAACTAGTTGGCACATTATGCGACAATCAGGAAGAGAATTGGCATCTAAAAACC